GCCGTCGCCGCTGGAGCCGATCTGCGCGCCGTAGCCGCTGGAGCCGATCTGCGCGCCGTCGCCGCTGGAGCCGATCCGCGCGCTGTAGCCGCTGGAGCCGATCCGCGCGCTGTAGCCGCTGGAGCCGATCCGCGCGCCGTCGCCGCTGGAGCCGATCCGCGCGCTGTCGCCGCTGGAGCCGATCCGCGCGCTGTAGCCGCTGGAGCCGATCCGCGCGCTGTAGCCGCTGGAGCCGATCCGCGCGCCGTAGCCGCTGGAGCCGATCCGCGCGCTGTAGCCGCTGGAGCCGATCCGCGCGCTGTAGCCGCTGGAGCCGATCTGCGCGCCGTCGCCGCCGTTGTCGTTCTCGGTGCTGGCCTCCACGGTAACCTCGACGGAGATCGCTGTCGTTTTCTCGATCAGCTTGTCGGAGGCACTCCGCGCATCCGCCGCGATATCCTTCGTCACCGATGTGTCGTCGAGCAGTTCTGAGAATGCGCGCTCGGTCAGCCAGCTCGAATCGTCGAAACGGTTGTCGTCGCGCAGCGCCTGCTGCACATCGGTGTATTCCGCGCCTTGCGGAAACTTACGGATGAACCAGCCGTATCCATCGGTGCAGGCCTCCCATTTGCGCAGCAGGTCGGTCGTGATCTTCATGGTGCTCCTCGGTGGTGGTGTGTTGCGTTGGTCAGTGCTTCTGATGCATCTTCTTCGCCCAAGCTGCCGCGCCTTCGAACGTGCGGAACGGCAGCGTTAGGCCATCGCCCAGGCGCGCCATCCAGAAGCCGTAGCGCATGAAAAGGTGGGTTCTCATTGCCAGACCATCCCTTTGGTATCCCAATCGATCGTTTCCTGGCGAACCTTGATTCGGTGGCCGTCCGCGCACACGTACTCGACGATCACCATCAGCGCGTATTGGAGGGAAAGGAAGGACGTCACGTAGCCGGTTTCCATGTCAGGCCTCCTCATCGCCTTGGAACAGGCCCGCAGCTTCTGCCAGCGCCGTCGACAGATCGCCGTAGCAGCAGTCGAGATGCCCGATGTACTCAGCGAGGAAGCGGCGGCATCGCGCGTCGATTGTCTCGGCTGGATCGGCGACGAACTTCCGGGCGAAGCCGACGAGGTCGTGCTCGGCCTCGGCCATGCCGAGTTCGTGGCCGGCCTTGAACATGACGTCGTTTTTCGCATCTGCCGCGTCGTCGAACTGCTGCAGCTGGCGGTCGGACCAGAATTCGGCCGCGCGCTCGGTAAGAGTTGGGTTGAGCATGATGGTCTCCGATGCATGGCGAAGGTCAGCCCCGACCCGGGCCACTGTGGCCCATGCCGCCGGCTGCGCCACTGCGGCCATTGCCGCTCGTGCCGCGGCCAGCTGATCCGGTGCTTGCGCCGATCCCGCCATTGCCGCCGGTCGCGACGTGATCGTCCGTGTTCCACACGCCGCCGATGCCGATGTTCGGAGGGCCGTCGTGTGCCGTGCTGCACGCCGCGAGGGCGAGGAGGATGAGAAGGGATGCGAGTTTCATGATTGGCTGCCTTAAGCAGCAGTCAGGGAATCGCGATGCAGGCAGATGCTGCGATCCTTCCGCATCCCCTTGGCGCGCACCAGGACGTAGACCAGCGTGTCGTATTCGAAATCGACCGTGCCGGTCAGTCCTTCCGTCCAACGATCGTTGATGATGTTCGTGCGACCGATGACAACCTTTTCACCGCGTTGCCACTTGCGGGTCGCTGCGTTGATCTCTGCGTTCATCTCTGACTCCTGAGCACCGTGAGTGGCGCTGTTGAAGTAATCTTAGGTTGGCCTAATGCGTGAGTCAAGAACTGTTTAGGCCGGCCTCATGCTGCGGGCATAAAAAATCCCGCCGAAGCGGGCAGTCTGATCGCAGGTGGGTCAGCTGGTTTGGCGCTTGCAAGCGATAACCATCGCGCGTTCCTGGGTATGGGCGCCGAAGAACCCGACGCCACCAGGCGATGCGCCGCCGCCGATGGTGGATGCATCCTCTCCGGTTCGGTCGATCACGTCATAGCCGGCCGAGTTGCACAACTCGCCAGCGGCCTGGAAGCACTTGTCCCAGCCTCGCGCGAGGCCACTGCAATTGAGGGTGTAGGCCTTTCGGCCATCTGGTGCGTAGCTCTCATGAACTGTCGCGCATCCGGCGAGCACCACGCACAAACACAGAATCGATCGTTTCATGTTTGCCTCTTCTAGATCGTCGACCGCGGCCCTATTGGCGAGGCGGTTTGATGCGCGAAAGAATCTCGGCCGCGCCGAGGAGGCAATCGGCGAGCTTCGAAAGGTCGCTGACGAAGTTCTGGTATTCACCTGAATCGTTGGTCGGGGGCATTCGCGCCCCGCGCCGGTAGTCGTCCAGCCTCGCTACACCCTGGCTATCGATTTTTATGCTTTCCATGTTGTCCGCCCTCGCTTCGGCCTTCACGTAAAAGATCCGCCGCAGCCGCCCCTTTGGCTCTGACCGACGAAATGTCCATATCTTGTGAATGTTTGGATTCGGCGGAAACTGAGGGTAAACCCTTGACATACGACAAGAGATCTGAAACTTCCGTATGAAGATTTTGTAAGCGACTGATTAATTTTGAAATTTCGGGCGACTTTGTTTCATCGGTAACGTTTGGCTTAGGGTTTACGATAGTGCTTTCATGTGGTGCGACGGTCGATTTCTTCCCGCTCCCGAACAGAACCCATTCGGGTGTCACATGTAGGAGCGAGCACGCCTTGATAAGGTAGATGGCGCGAATATCCTTCGCCGGCTTGATTGTCCCCGCACCGATCCATGCCGCAACGGAAGGCGCAGCAACCCCTACATCACCGGCAAACCGATTGACGTTGCCGTGGTACTCCTCGCTCTCCGCGAGGGCTTTTGCCAGTCGTTCGTTCCATGTCTTCATGAGGCTAGCCTAATACATTTGTCTTTAGGGCAACCTTGCGTTTTGGCCTTAGGTGCGCCTAAAATGGAGTCCAGACGCAACGAGGACTCCGCGATGAACGACGAAGCCAGCACCATCATTGATCGCCTGGGCGGCACCACTGCGGTTGCCAGACTTTGCGAATGCACGCCGCCATCGGTCCATCAATGGCGTACTGACGGCATTCCGAAATACCGCCTCCAGTTCCTGAAGCTGGCGCGTCCGGACGTTTTCGAAGAGCCTGCCGCTCCCAATGAAGCTGCAAACGCAGAACCCGCATAACCCAAAACCCCCACCGAATCGGCGACGCCGCCGGCAATGACCCGCGGCGCGCAACGGCAGCAAAGGCATCAGGGAGCAACGTGATTCACCGGGGGCCACGCGCGTGGACGACAGGAAGATAGGTGATGGAATGGCAAGACCGCGATCGAGCAGCGTGCTCGGAAAATTAACGGAGAACGTCCAAGTCCGCATGGATGCTGAGACGAAGGACGAACTCGAACGCCTCGCGTGCGACGCCGGCATGTCGCTTGCCGAATTCCTGCGAGAGTTGGTCATGATTCGCGCCTACGGCCAGGATCATGTGTGCAGGCTACACAGGGCCCGGCTCGCCGCGGTCGCCGGAACGTCACCGGAACGAGAGGATTAATTCATATGAATAGCCTCGTTGATATCTGGATCGACGTCTGGATGGCGCTTGTTATCGGTTGCGTGTTCGGCTGCGCATGGAGATTCGCATGATCGACATCCCGAATCCTCTCACCGATGCGGAGTGTTGACGTGGCGCGCATCCGCTCGATCAAGCCCGATTTCTGGACAAGCGAGACGATCGTCGAACTTCCGTTCGAGGTGCGCTTGTTCTTCATCGGCTCATGGAATTTCGCTGACGACAACGGCAACCTTCAGCGCTCGGCCAAAAAATTGAAGATGCAAATCTTCCCGGCCGACTCGATCGACTGCGAACCGATCATTCAAGCGCTGATTGATGCTGGATTGTTCATTGAGTACTCAGTGAATGGAGAGCATTACTTATCCATCAAGGGTTTCCGGGAACATCAGGTCGTCAATCGCCCATCTAAAACAGCCATCCCTAGGCCTTCAGAGAATGATCTGTTCGGAGGACTCATGGAGTCCTCAGTGACGGAAGGGAAGGGAGAGGAAGGGAAGGGAGAGGATATGTCGGGCAAGCCCGACTCCGTGAGCGAAGTCCTCGACTACCTGAACTCGAAAGCAAACCGAAATTTTCATCCCGTTCCCGCGAACACGAAGCTCATCGCTGCCCGGATGCGCGAAGGTGCGACCGTCGAGCAGCTCAAGGCCGTGGTCGATGCGAAGGTCCGCGACTGGCTGCGCGACCCGAAAATGTGCGAGTACCTGCGACCAGCCACGCTCTTCAACGCCGAGAAGTTCGGCCAGTACGCCGGCGCGCTCGGGACCAAGCGCGCGAACGGTTCATCGGTCCTGTCCGAGTACGACGACCTGATGCGGGGCTCGCTATGACCGCTCTCGCTCGCAACGCTCAATCGCTGATCGACCTGCGGATGCGCGGCATTCGCCCGGAGCTACCGGTGCTTGTCTCGCTGGTCGGCGCGCTCGAGTTCGAGAACGTCACGCTGATCGCCGATCCGAAGGTGCGGTACGACTGGCGTGCGATTGGCGGTCTCGACGTCGAGGTCATCGCCTCCACCGCGGTGACCTTCCCGAGCCTCCTGCAGACGCTTGCGGATCTCGCCCTTGGCGTCCCCAAGCGGATGATCCTGACGTTCCGCGAAGGCCCGAGCGTCGAATGCGGCGAGTGGCGCCAGATAACCGATTTCAAGGTCTTCGACTGGTTCCCGATGCCGCTCGCACATGCCGCTTGGGGCGAGTCTCGCAAGCTCGCGAGCCGGCTGCTCGATGAGGTCGGTAAGACCCTGCCAATCCCCTACGACGAGGCGCTGAACCTCGTCATCCAACTCGCCAACGAGGGCAAACCGTGGCACGCATGATCCCCGACGACGTCGATTTCGACGCCTACCTGCACGACGAGGACGACGGCCGCGCCGATGTTCGGCCGGCTTCGGAATGCCTCGACGACGTGATCCGCATGTTCCATAGCGAGGAGGAGCAGTCGGTCGGGCTGCCGACGCCGTGGTCGAAGGTTGGCGATCAGCTCAAGTTTCGCCCAGGCGAGGTGACGCTCTGGGCCGGCGTGAACGGCCACGGAAAGTCTGGGGCGCTCGGTTACGTGATGCTGCATGGAATGGCCGCCGGCGCTCGCGCGTGCATCGCCTCGTTCGAGATGGAGCCGAAGAAGACCATGCACCGCATGTGCCGCCAAGCTGTCGGCGGCGCTGTCCCGACGATCGATTCAATCGGCAAGTTCCATCGCTGGACCGACGATCGACTTTGGCTCTATGCGCAGAACGGGAAGGCCACGCCCGACCGCATGATCGCCGTCTCGCGCTACTGCCGAAAGGAACTGAACGTCGACCACATGGTCATCGACAGCCTCATGAAGTGCGGGCTCGCGCCGGACGACTACAACGGCCAGAAGAATTTCGTCGACTCGCTCTGCGTGCTGGCTCGCGATACCGGCTTGCATATCCACCTGGTACACCACGTCCGCAAGGGCGAGAAGGAAAGCACCGCACCGGACAAGTTCGATATCAAGGGCGCCGGCGAGATCACCGACCTAGTCGATAACGTGTTGATCGTGTTCCGGAACAAGCGAAAAGAGGCGCAAATCGAGGCCGAAATGGATGCCGAGAAAGTCGCCGAGCTCGAAAAAGTTCCGGATTCGTTCCTGATCTGCGGGAAGCAGCGGCATTTCTCATGGGAAGGCCGGATCAGCCTGTGGTTCGACCGGGACAGTCAGCAACTGCTCGAGCATCCGAATTCGGGCCGTCAACACCTCGATTTCACGTCGGGGATATTCAAGGAGGGATGGGCACGATGACCGCCACTACCCCCGCGCGCGGGACTCTTCCTCCCCAAGAGCAGGAGGGCGCATGCTGACCGTCAAGCTCCCGTACCCGATCAGCGCGAACCGGTACTGGCACCCGGTGCGCATCGGCCCGCGCATCACGATCGTGCCGACGAAGGAAGCGAAGGCATACAAGGCCGAGGTCGCGCTGCTCTGCAAGGTCGCCGGCATGAAGCCGATCACGGGTCGCGTGCACGTCCACATCGACCTATATCCGGCGCGGCCGCAGGATTGGCAGAAGCGCATGCGCCAGCACGGCGCGGCTTGGGACGACACCGTGCGCTGCCTCGACGTCGACAACGCGCGCAAGGTCGTCTACGACGCGCTGAACGGCGTCGCATTCGAGGACGACGGCCGCATCTGGTCGGACAGCGCGACGCGGCGTGAGCCGGATGGCGAGGCGCGCGTCATCGTGACGATTGCGCCGATCGCTGCGTCAAGCCCGCAGGCCGAGCTGTCAATCGAACCTGCGCATTCGTCAGTTTCGCCGGCCGTTTCGTCAGTTGCGCAGTCCGCGCTGTTTGATCCCCTGGAGGCGTGAGATGAACCTCGTCCAACTCGCCGGCATGCTGCCGCGCGACCCGCAGTTCCGCGAATGGGTCGGCGGTTTCGTCAACGGCGATCCCGTCACCGCCGACGAGGCCGCGCAGTTCGTCCGCGCCGTCTGCAAGGTCGAGTCGCGGCGCGAGTTGGCGACCGATATGCATGCGGCCGACCGCTTCAACCACTTCCTGCGCCGGCCGTTCATCGACTGGCGCGACAACCAGCAGCACTGACTAGGAGCAACACATGAACCAATCGAACATCTATTCGGCGGGGCAGCTCGGTCTCGCCAGCGCGCTCACCAGCCAATCGATCGAGCAATGCCAAAAGCAAACGGCGGTCCCCGCGCCCGATACCATCCGCAGCCTCACCGAGCGCGCACATCAGGCAATCGAAGTTCTGGAGCACGAACTCGGGCGCCTCGTGGACTTCACGTATCCGGTCCGGGAGCCGATGCCGTGCGGTCCGGAGGAGAGCGGCGCTAACCCGCCATCCGGACCGGAGGCAATCAGTTTGCTTCGGGCGTTGATCGCGCGAATCGATTCCCAAACTCGCACCGTCCGGCAGATCGCGGCCGAACTGCGCGTCTGAGCACCACGCTACGCCGATGCGACCTCGGCCGCTGGCTCCTGCGACACGGGCGACCAACCGGGAAATCGCCATGCGCCGCCGCAAACACCTTATTCCGCTCACGCTCGAAAACCTCATCAACGAGATCCCGCGCGACCGCGCATATACCGCCGAGCACCTTGCGATGATCTTCGCCGGCTCGCCCGCCGCTGTCGAGGAAGTCGCCGAAACGGCCGTCGCGCGCGGCCAGCTCTGCGCGTCGCTGGTCGTGCGTGGCTTCCGGCGCACGTTCTGGGTGCCGACCGCTGCCGGTCCCCACGTCGCGACGCGGCGCATGCAGCCGGCGGAGTCGCGTGGCGATCTCGACTATGACCTGATGGGCTTCGCCCGGCTGGCGCTCGCTGCGAGGCGTGGCTGACTCGCCGTTCAGATTCCCGCTGCTCACAATCTTCGGCATCGCATGGGGGGGGAGCGGGACATGCTGAAGCGGGACGACATCGAGAGGCTAATGCGCGCGGGGGCCGAAGCCTTCGCACGCGGCCAGGACATCGGATCGTGCCCACACCCCCTCATGAGCGACGCGGCGGCCACCTGGCGCCGCGGATTCCAGAACGCCGCCTATGGCGCGCGATTCGTCACCGAGCAGACAGCCACGCGGAGCATTTCATGAGCGACCTGACCGCAGCACCGAGCAGCACCGAGCCGAGCGTCGAGGAACTTGCCTCGATCGCGATGGGTACGAACGCCACCGCCTCCCCGCAGGAGGCTGGCACGGCCGCCTCGGGGGAATCGACCGCCGCTGCCCAGGTTGCGGGCGCGGCTCTCGACCTCTCGACGCCTTCGGCCTCTGCGGAGACTGTGCAGTCGACGCCTCCGGCGGGTGCTGCTGACGTGCCCGAGGTCGCGCATACGGGGGAGCCCATCAGCGCCTGCGACGCTGTTCTCGCAGGCGCCCAATCCATTGCGGGTGACGACCCAAACGCCGGTGCATCCGCTGCGGCGCAGCCCTCCATCGACGCCGCGGCCTCTGCACCTGCTGCCTCGCCCAGCGATGGCACGTCGAGCACCGGCGCAAGTTCGGTCGATGACCTGCCGCAGCGAATCGCGCACCATCTCGAATCGATCTACCAGATCGCAGTCGATCACGTGCTCCAGGCGGCCGGGCCGGCCGAGGCGGCTAAGGCCGAGCTCGCGACCGAAATCGATGGCCTCCTGCACAAGCTGAGCAATGGCATCGCCGTGTCGGAAGGCGCGATCGTCGCGAAGCTGGCCGCACTGCGCGCCATGCTGTAACCGCCATGCCGCGCGCCGCTGCCCCCGCGACGAAGAAGCCTGCGAAACGCATCGAGTTTTCGCAGGCGCTCTTCGATCGCATCTGCGAGCTGATCGGGGACGGCAAGAGCGTGCGCGAGGTTTGCCGGGGCCGAGGCATGCCTGATCGCAAAACGTTCCTGAACTGGTCGAAGCGCACGCCGGAGCTGAAGCAGCAATACGACGACGCGTGCGTCGACCGTCAGGACGCGATCTTTGACGACATCCAGTACATCGCCGACACCGAGCGCGATTCGAAGCGCGCGAAGGTGCGCATCGAGGCCCGCGAATGGACGCTCGCGCGCATGAACCGCAAGCGCTTCGGCAACCACGTTTCGAACGAGCACAGCGGCCCGGACGGCGGTCCGATCCAGACGCAGGTCGTGCGCCTCCGCATGCAGCCCGTCGAGGAGCTGCCGGAATGAACGACCAGCGCGACCACTTCGACGAACGTCTCGGGGATAGCCGTGGCCGACGTCGCCGCTGAGATCGAGCTTCCGCACAACTGGACGCCGCGGCGCTATCAGGGCCGGCTCTGGAACTACCTCGTCGGCGGCGGCAAGCGCGCGATCGACATCGCGCACCGGCGCTGGGGCAAAGACGAGGTCATGCTGCACTGGACGGCGGTCGCCGCCTACGATCGCGTCGCGAACTACTGGCACATGCTGCCGAAAGCCACGCAGGCGCGCAAAGCGATCTGGACGGCCGTCAATCCGCACACCGGCAAGCGCCGCATCGATGAAGCCTTCCCGCAAGAGATCCGCAAGCGCACCCGCGACCAGGACATGTTCATCGAGTTCAACAACGGCTCGACATGGCAGGTGCTCGGATCCGACAACTACGACAACTACGTCGGCTCGCCGCCGGCGGGCATCGTTCTGTCCGAATGGGCGCTATGCAATCCGGCGGTCTGGGCCTACCTGAAGCCGATCCTCGACGAAAACGGCGGCTGGGCCGCCTTCATCACGACGCCGCGCGGCAAGAACCACGCGCACAAGATGCTGCAGATGGCGCTCGCGAACCCGAAGTGGTTCGCCGAGGTCTCGAACGTCCTGAAGACGGGCCGCTTCTCGCTCGCCGAGCTTGAGGAGCAGCGCGCCGAATACGTCGCGATGTACGGGGAGGACCAGGGCAACGCGATGTTCGAACAGGAGCTGATGTGCAGCTTTGAAGCGGCGATCCTCGGCGCGTATTACGGCAAGGAAATGGCGGCCGCGGAGCGCGAGGGGCGCATCGGCCGCGTGCCGCACGACCCGAGCCTGCCGGTCATCACCGCGTGGGACCTCGGGCATTCGGACGACACGTCGATCTGGTTCGCGCAAGTGCATTGGGGCGAGATTCGCCTGATCGACCACTACCGCGCATCGGGCCAGGGTCTGCAGCACTACGCCGAGGCGCTCGCCGGCCGCAAGATCATCATCGACGAGCACGGCGAGAAGGGCGAGCCGACGCGCTGGCACTATGGGGACGTCATTGCCGAGCATGCGCATCGCATCGCCTATCGCTATGGCCGGCACTGGGGCCCTCACGACGCGCGCCCGAAGACGCTCGCGGCCAACGGCCGCTCGATCGTGCAGCAACTCGACGACTTCGGCATTCGCATGGGTATTGTGCCGTCGCTCGGCCTGCAGGACGGCATACAGTCCGCGCGCGCGACGCTGCCGCAGTGCTGGTTCGATGCAGAGCGCTGCGACTTCGGCATCGAGTCTCTGAAGACCTACCGGCGCGAATGGGACGACGTCGCGAAGATCTTCCGCGAATTGCCCGTGCATGACTGGACGAGCCATGCGGCGGACGCGTTTCGCTACCTCTCGCTCGTCTGGAAATTCCCCGTCGAGGAGCGGCCACAGGAAGCGCCGCGCTTTTTCAACGATCTCACGGCGCGCGAAGTGTTCTGGCCGTCGCAGCCCAGCCAACCCATCCATCAGGAGCGCATATGAATCCGGCAGCCCCCGCCTATTCCTACAAGCAGATCGCCGCGAACGGCAACGTCTGCGCGAACGACGGCATTCTCGGCGGCATCTTCGTGAGCGCCGCGTCCGCAACGCCGACGATCACCGTCTACGACGACGCGGCGACCGGCACGTCGACGAAGATCGTCGATACGTTCACGCCGGTCGCGGGCAACTGGTATCCGATGCCGTTCGCCTTCAGCAAGGGGCTGAACGTCGTCATCGGCGGCACGGTCTCGGCGACCGTCGCCTATGTGATGGGGTAATCGATGAGCGAAGCGACCGCAGCGGGCAACACCGCGACTCCGAACGACCCGCTCGTTACGCGCTGGATCAAGGAGATCGAGCTGTACGAGCAGAAGGCCGACAAATGGCACACGCGCGGACAGAAGATCGAGCGTCGGTACAAGGACGAGCGGAACAATACGCGCGAGAGCAAGGAGAAGCGCTACAACATCCTCTGGTCGAACATCCAGACGCTGTTGCCGGCGTTGTATTCGCGCAATCCGAAGCCTGATTTTCAGCGGCGTTTCCTCGATGCCGATCCAGTCGGCCGCGTCACCTGCGAAATCCTCGAGCGGGCAGTCTCGTTCACCCTCGACAAGGAAGACTTCTACCTGACGGCGCGCCAGTGCGTGACCGACCGGCTGCTGCCGGGCCGCGGCACGCTCTGGATCCGCTACGTGCCGCATTTCGCCGAGTCTGAGACGCGCGCGCTCGGCACCGAGATCGCGAACGAGGGGCTGCAGGTCGATGACGACGCGCAAGCCAACGAATCGCCGGACCGGGTACAGCAGACCGCGTCCTCCGGCGAGCCGATTGAGCAGCTCGACTACGAGGAAGTCGATATCGATTACGTGCACTGGACCGATTTCGGGCATGTGCTCGCGCGCACCTGGCAGGAAGTACCGGCGGTCTGGCGGAAGGTCTACCTCACGCGCAAGGAACTCGTCGAGCGCTTCAAGGAAGTCGGCCGTGAGGTGCCCCTCGACTACAAGCCCGAGAATCTGAAGGGTGAGGAGGTCACCGAATACGAGCGCAAGGGCTGCATCTACGAAATCTGGGACAAGCGCACCCGAAAGGTGATCTGGATCAGCAAGTCCTTCCCGGTCGGCACGCTCGACGTGCGCGATGACATGCTGGGGCTGCAGGATTTCTTTCCGTGCCCGCGCCCGATGACGCCGAACATGGCGAACGACAGTGTCATTCCGGTGCCGGACTTCACGATGTACCAAGACCAGGCGGCCGAACTCGACGACCTGACGAACCGAATCGGGCTGCTCACGGATGCCATCCGCGCGACGGGCGTCTACGATTCCTCGGTGCCCGGTCTGCAATCGATCCTCGCCGGCGGCTACGACAACAAGCTCGTGCCGGTCGATGCATGGGCCGCGTTCGCGGAGAAGGGTGGGCTGAAGGGTGCAATCGAGCTGCTGCCGATGGAAGAAATCGCGCAGACGCTGCTGCACCTTTATGACGCGCGCGACCGCGTGAAGCAGGATCTGTACGAGATCACGGGCATGGCGGACATCATCCGGGGTGCCAGCGATCCGAGCGAAACGGCCACCGCGCAGCAGATCAAGAGCAATTTCGCGTCGATCCGGCTTGAGGACATGCAGGCCGAGGTGCAGCGTTTCGCGCGCGATACGGTCGTGATGGTCGCCGAGGTGCTCGCGAACCAGTTCGACATTCAGACGCTCGCCGAAATCTCCGGCTATCCGCTGATGACGGGTGACGAGAAGGCGATCGCGCAGCAGATTCTCACGCTCGGCGGCGATCTGCCCGACGAGATGGAAAAACCGTTCCTCGAACCGACGTGGGAAGAGGTGGACAAGCTGCTGCGCAACACGAACATGCGGCACTTCCGCCTCGACATCGAGACCGACTCGACGCTGAAGATGGATCAGCTGCAGGAGAAGGCCGATCGCACCGAGCTGCTGAAGGCGGTCGGTGATTTCCTCACGGCGGCCAGCAACGCACGGCCGGAGCTCGTGCCGCTGCTCGGCCAGATGCTGATGTTCGCGGTGCGCGCGTTTCCGGTCGGCAAGCAGCTCGAATCGGCGCTGCAGGCAACGATCGACGCGCTCGAGAAAAAGGCGAAGGCCATGCAGGATGCGCCATCACCGCCCACCCCCGAGCAGATCCGGGCGAACACCGCGCTCCAGATCGCGCAGGGCAAACAGCAAGGGGAAATGGCGATCGAGGGTGCACGCATGCAGTTCGAGCGCGAGAAACTGGCCGGCGAGCAGCAGGGCGACATGCTGAAGGCGCGGCTCGATGCGTGGGTGGCGCAGCAGGAGCAGGCGGCCCAAGCCGCCCAAGCCGCGCAAGAGCAGCGGCTCGAAGCGCAGCGTGCGGTCCTCGAGCAGCACACCGAGATGGTCGCGGAGCGCATGCGCGCCGAAATGCAGGCTCAAACCGAGGCGATGAAGCAGCAATTCGCGCTGCTTATCGCGCAGCTGAACAACGCGGCACGGGTCGAAGTGGCCGAGATCGCTGCGCAATCCACGCTCGATGCGGCTCAGGCCAGCGCCGCGCGCACTGCAACCGAGGGGGGCTGACGTGCCGATCTACACCGCTCAGTGCGCCGCGTGCGGCCGCGAAACCGACCTCTACCGTCCGGTTGCCGAGCGCGATCGCGACCTTCCCGAGTGCTGCGGCGCGCGCATGGCGCGCAAGATCGCCGCGCCTTACGTGGCACCTGATATTTCGCCGTACCAGGCCGTCGCGGTCGACGTCGCGACCGGCCGTCCGCCGGTGATCTCAAGCCGCAGCGCGCATCGCGATTTCCTCAAGCGCAACGGCTATGTCGAGGTCGGTAACGAAACGATCGGATCGCGCAACCGGAAGCCGGACGAGGTGCGCGGCGATTTCAACCTGCGCGGCGAGCTGACCTCCGCCACGCGCGAAGTACTGGGGAAGCAGCGATGATCGGAGCGTTCAAGGACAAGTTGTTGGCACTGCTCGCGCAGACGCAGCAGCAGGCACAACAGCGTGCGGCGCAGATGGCCGCGCAGCAGATGCAGGCCGGCGCGGCACCGGGAGGAGCGGGAATGCCGGCCGCAATGCCGCGCCCCGCCGCGCCAGGGCCCGCTCCAATGGCCGCACCGATGCCTCCGGGAGCGGTTCCCCATTGACGTTGCCGCGAAATTTCCCGCTGCCTAGCATCGTCGGCATGTAAATCGCGGGGATGCCAAAATGCAAGTCGACGGCGGTCAGGAGCAGGGCAATAAAGGGAACGACGCGGCCGAACTCTCGCTGCGGCAGGAACTCGAGAAGAACATCGCGGAGTTGCGCGAGGCGCGGCAGGATGATACTGCCGAAAGCGGCGCCGCTGCGCCGGCGGCAGCAAACGCGGCTTCGAAACCCGATCCCGCCGAAGCTTCGACTGCTACTGCGGCCAATCCGGCCGCCGCCGTCGACGACAAGGGTGCGGCCGCTGCGGCGACTCCCGAATCGAAAAGCAAGGCCCCGCAGTCCTGGAACGCTGCCGAGCGCGCGCATTGGGACAAGATCCCCGCCGAAGTGCAGGCCGTGATCACGCGCCGGGAGGAAGAAGCCCACCGCGGCATCACGAGGCTCGGCGAGGACGCCTCGTTCGGGCAGAAGCTCCGCAGCGTCATCAATCCCTATCTCCCCATCATCCGCGCCGAAGGCGGCGACGAAGCCGGCGCGGTGAAAGACCTTCTCCAGACTGCCTATGTGCTGCGCACGGCGAACCCCGAGCAGAAGGTTCAGCTGTTCCGGCAGCTCGCCGGGCAGTTCGGAGTGGATCTTTCCGCTGCTGCACAGGATGCTCCGCAAGTGAATCCGGAAGTGGCCGCGCTCCGTCAGGAGCTCACGCGCGTCCAGAGCTATCTCGCGAGCAATCAGCAGCAGCAACATCAGCAAGTCGAGGCCGACGCCCAGCACATGATCGATGCGTTCGCTGCCGATCCGAAGAACGAGTTCTACGAAGAGGTCAAGCCGCTCATGGGGCAGCTCCTTCTCGCGGGACGCGCTCAGACGATGCAGGACGCATACGAGCAGGCGTGCTGGGCGACGGCCGGCGTTCGTTCCACGTTGATGCAACGGCAGGAAGCCGAGGCGGAGACGAAGCGAGCAGCCGAGGCGCGAGCCAAAGCTGATGCGAAGCGACGCGCAGGAGGATCGGTCAGCGGCGCGCCCACTGCCCCCGTGGCGGCGACGGCGTCGGCCGCAGCCCAGAACCTCTCCCTGCGCGATGAACTGCGGCAAGCGTTGCGCGCCGCGACTTCTTCGTAATCTCGTCAGGAGCAATCCATCATGGGCCTGCAAAACCCCAGCAGCACCTTGACGGAAATCGTGACCACGACCCTGCGCAACCGCACGGGCAAGCTGGCCGACAACGTCACCAAGAACAACGCGCTGCTCTACCGGCTGCGCCGGCGCGGCAATGTGAAGACCGTCTCCGGCGGCCGCACGATCGTCCAGGAACTCGAATACGCTGAAAACGGCACGTTCAAGCGCTATAGCGGTTACGAGGCGCTGAACATTTCGCCGTCCGACGTGTTCACCGGCGCGGAATTCAACTACGCGCAGGCGGCCGTCGCCGTCTCGATTTCGGGCCTCGAACAGCTGCAGAACAGCGGCGAGGAAGCAATCATCGACCTGCTCGAATCGCGCATCAAGAACGCCGAGAAGACGCTCGTCAACAACATCGCGCTCGACTGCTATTCCGACGGCACGGCCGACGGCGGCCGGCAGATTGGCGGCCTGAACCTTCTCGTTTCGAGCACGCCGACGACGGGCGTCGTGGGCGGCATCGATGCGTCGACGAGCATCGGCACGTTCTGGCGCAATACGGCGTTCTCGGCCGTGACGAACGGCGGGGGTGCCGCGACGTCGGCGAACATCCAGTCGTACATGAACCGCGTGTACGTCCAGCAGGTTCGCGGCACGGACAAGCCGGACCTGATCATCGCCGACAACAACTACTTCCGTCTGTACCTCGAATCGTTGCAGGCTATCCAGCGCATCACGTCGAACGAAATGGGCGAGGCGGGCTTCGATTCGCTGAAGTACATGTCGTCGGACGTGGTGCTCGACGGCGGTTTCGGCGGCGGCGCACCGACGAATACGATGTTCTTCCTGAACACCGATTACATCTATTTCCGGCCGCACGTCGACCGCAACTTCGCCCCGATCGGTGACGATCGGTTCGCCGTCAACCAGGACGCGATGGTCAAGCTCGTCGGCTTCGCCGGCAACATGACCGTGTCGAATCGCCGTCTGCAAGCCGTTCTCGGCGCATAAGGGGATCGACATGTCCTTCGTTTCCTACGATCCGATTCTCGGCACCGTCAAGCTGACGGACATCGATCCGGACGGCCCGGGGCCGCTCAATCCGAAATCGACGCGCCAGTCGTTCTCGTTCGAGCCGCTCCGGGGCTATGACCCGAACCTCGGCGGCGGCGAGTTCGTCTACGCGCAGTACGGCGCGACGATCGCTGCCGGCGCCGTGGTCCAGTTCAATCAGTCGCTCAATGCCAACGGCCAGATCGTGAATACGGCCGTCGCATGGGCCGGCACGGCGAACAGCGGCGACATCCTCGGCATCGCGGTTGCGGCGAGCGGTGCCAACGGTCAGTGGGGCTGGTTCCAGATCGGCGGCAACGCGATCGTGAACTGCTCGGGCGCACCCGTCGCAGGCAATCCCTGCTACTGGCAAGCGGCCGGCGTCATCAGCCCGACGGCCGTCGCCGGCAAGCAGATGATCGGCGCGAAATTCGCCACCGCGCCGGCCATTACGCTGGGCACGGGCGCGAGCGCGCAGGTCCTGTCCGGCACGCAGGCAGTCGTCACCATCGAAGTGCCCTGCGTGCAGACGCAGATCACTTAAACCCCTCGGGGCGCCTTCGGGCGCCCCTCCTTTCGGAGAAGCCTCCCCATGGATTTCGCGACCCCGCGCATTCACGAGCAGGGCAATTCCCTGCATGTCTCGCATGGCGACGACAGCCGACTCTTCGTCGAGTTCACGCTCGAGCCCATCCATCAGGAAGCCGAATCCGAGAAGCAGGGGCGCCCTATTTACAAGGACGTCGCGCATATCCGCATCCACTTCCCCGGCGATCGCACGAAGCAGATTTTCCGGCCGGTGAAGATGCAGGACGACATGCAAGGGCCGTCGGACCCGCGCCGGTTCCCGCGCCAGTGGGAAGCCTTCATGGAGCAGCGCGCGCAGGTGCAGGAAGGCACGCCGCTCGAGCAATGGGCGCCGGTATCGCGTTCGGAGGCACTGTCGCTGAAGGCGATGCACATTCATACCGTCGAGCAGCTCGCCGCGATCGCCGACCACAATCTGTCGTGGCTCGGCGCGCGCGACTTGCGCGACAAGGCGGCAGCATGGCTCGCCAACGCCAACGATGGCAAGGAGGTGATCCGGCTGCAGACCGAGAACGAGCAGCTGCGCGCCGACCTCGACGTTCAGAAGGAGCAGACGCGCGAGCTCGCTGCACGGCTGGATGCGTTTATCGCGCAGTCGAGCGCATCGGCCGGCGCACCGGACGGCGCTGCGCCGCTGACGCGCGGGCGCCGCGCCGCGATCGCGGAGTAACGCGTCATGACCCAGCCTCTCACCTCCAGCGGACAGAAAACCCTCCTACGCATCGTTCAGGAGGTGATGGGCGACTTCGGGCTGCCGCAGCCGACGATGGTCATCGGGAACACCGACAAGACCGTGCAGCAGATGCTGATCCATGCAACGCGTATCGGCGAGGAACTGGCCGCCGCAGGCTCGCTGAACGATGGCTGGCCCGTCATGCGCAAGGAATACACGTTCAGCCTCGTCGGGTATGGCGGCTATACCGGTAGCACGACGCAGGGCAGCAACGTCATCACGGGGATGACGTCCGTCGCCAACATCGCGGTCGGCATGATCGCGACGAGCACCGCGATTCCCTACGGCGCCGCAGTCACGGCCGTCGGCGCGAACAGCGTGACGCTGAACCAGAACGCGACGACGACCGTCAACGGCGCGAGCTTCTCGTTCGGGCAGGAAAGCTACGCGATTCCGACGGATGCCGACCACTTCATCCAGCATACCGGCTGGGACCGGTCATTCCGCTGGCAGTTGGTCGGTCCGCTGAGCCCGCAGGAATGGCAGGTGCTGAAGTCCGGCATCAGCCCCACCGGGCCGCGGCTGCGCTTTCGCATCATGGGCGGCCAGATCTACGTCAATCCCGTCCCGGCATCGCTCGACAATCTGGTGCTCGAATACTACTCGACGGGCTGGTGCCAGTCCGCCGCCGGCGTCGCCCAGAGCGCGTGGGCGGCCGATACCGATACGCCGGTGCTGCAGGATCGCCTGTTCATCCTCGGGATGATCGCGCGCTTCCTGAATCGCAAGGGCTTCGATTCCACGCAGGCGCAGCGCGATTACGACGATGCGGTCGATGCGGCGATCGGCCGCGCGGGCGGCTCCCGCGTGCTGCCGCTGAATGCGCGCGCCGAGCCGCCAGTCCTGTTGGGCTCGGCGAACGTCCCCGATACCGGCTTCGGCTCCTGATATGCGGCGTCCCGTCAACCGCGGCGCGCGGGTCACGGTCCAGTCGATCCCGCCATCCGTCGGCGGTCTCAATACGCTGGATGCCGTGGCAAACATGCCGGCGACTGACGCCGTCATCCTCGACAACTACTTCCCGGGCACTGCAGACGTGCCGATCCGGCAGGGCTACCAGCTCTGGGGCTCCGGCATTACCGGCAACGTCGAGACGCTGGCCTCATTCACGTCCGGCACGCAGAAGAAGCTGTTTGCGGTGGCTGGCGGCAGCATCTATGACGTGACCTCGAACGCCGCTGTCGGCGCGCCGTTGATCACCGGGTTGAGCAATTCGCGCTGGCAGTGGGTGAATTTCAGCAATGCCGGCGCGACGTTCCTCGTGATGGTCAATGGCATCGACGCGCCGCTGCTCTACAACGGCACGACCTGGCAGTCGATCACCCAGACGTCGACGCCGATCGCGATCACGGGCGTCAATCCGAGCACGTTCGCGCATGTGGGCGTCTCGGCGTCGCGCCTGTGGTTCGCGCAGGCGACAAGCATGCAGGCATGGTATCTGCCGGTCGGTCAGGTGGGCGGCGCGGCCACGCTGTTCGACATCGGCCCGCAGACGACGCGCGGCGGCTTCCTGATGGGGGTCGCGACATGGAACATCGACAATTCGGCCGGCCTGAATCCCTACACCATCTTCGTCACGTCGGAGGGCGAGGTCGCCGCCTACCTAGGCTCGGACCCATCGCAATCGAGCAGCTTCTCGATCGCCGCGCGCTTCCGCATCGGCAATCCGGTCGGGCGTCGCTTTTTCGAAAAGGTAGGCTCGGAACTCGTTTTCATCTGCGCTGACGGCCTCCTGCCGTTGAGCAAAGCGCTGCTAACCGATCGCGCCGAGGCGGACATCGCGTTGACCGAAAAAATCCGCCCATCGGTGAATGCCGACTATGCCGTGTATAAGGGCAATTTCGGCTGGCAGCCAATCCTTTATCCGGACGGGACGAAGCTGATCATCAACGTGCCGACGCAGGAGGATTCGACCTCCCACCAGTACGTGATGAACACCATCACGAAATCGTGGTGCCGCTTCACCGGCTGGAATGCGTTCTGCTTCGTCTATTTCAACAGCGCGCTCTATATGGGTGGCGCGAACTTCGTCGCGCAGGCCGACATCGGCAACGATGATGGCGGCATGGCAATCAACACCGACATCAAGCCGGCATTCAACTATTTCGGGATGCGCGGGCAGGAGAAGTTCTTCAAGATGATGCGGCCCGTGTTCATCGCGAATTCCGCATTCGCGCCGCAGATCGATCTGTCGGTCGATTTCAGCAATGCCACGCCGACCTCAACGCCGACATTCAGCCAAGGAAGTGCGACGCCCTGGGATACGACGCCTTGGGACCGAGTGCCTTGGAATGGCGCGCAGATCGTCCAGACCGACTGGGAAAGCATCGACGGCATCGGCTATGCCGCCACCTATCGCATGCGCGCGCAGACGAAGGGCGTGCAGTTCGCGATCGAGTCGGTCGATTTCATGTTCGAGCCGAAACAAACTCCCACCCTTTGATTTTCCCGCTGCCTACAATCGGCTCCTGAAATTTCCATCTTCATGCACGCGGCCCACGACGGGCCCGAGTAAAAGGTGCGCAGAGCAGGTTCGCGCGCCTTCGTCCGTGCAACCAGCGATGCGCGCCAGGGAACGAGCCGATGCGCAGCATCATCTGGGATCAACCTGAGCGGGTCATGCGATTCGTCGCCGAGCGTACCGGCGAGGACGCGTATCGCGACTACACGGCGATCGGATTGGAGCGCGCCGGCGCGCTCGTGGCCGGCGTCGTCTATGCGCTCTATACCGGCCGCGGCGGATCGGTGCTCATGCATGTCGCATCCGACGGCTCGCGCCGCTGGATGACGCCGTCCTACCTTGCTGCGTGCTTCCGCTATCCGTTCGTGCAGCTCGCCTGCCGCCGCGTGACGGGCCTCGTGCGCGCCGACAACCAGGACGCCCAGCGCTTCGATGAGCATCTCGGTTTCCGCCGCGAAGGACTGATTCGGCAGGGCTGCACGGATGGGACCGACATGATTCTTTACGGCATGCTCGCGAGCGAATGCCGCTTCCTCGAGGGAAAACACCATGCGGCATTGCTTCGAGCTGCCTGACCTGCCGGCGCTCGCCTTTCGCAAGGCGCTCGGCAAGAATCGGCCCGCGACGCTGGAAGGGGGCGGCAAGGGTGGCAGCGCCCCGTCGTCCCCGGACCCATGGGTCGTATCGGCAGCGCAGACCGCGCAAAACAATGCGACCGCCGAATTCAGCAAGTCGCTCAATCTCAATAATTACTCGAATCCGTTCGGTTCTCAGCAATCGCAGGTTGTCAGCTATGACCCGAAAACTGGCGCGCCGATCTACAACACGTCGATCACGGCCAATCCCCAGCTCCATGAGGCGATCGGGAATTTGCTGACGCAGACCGGCGCCAGCGGAGGCATTACCACCGATGCGATCAATGGAATCGGAAGTGTCGGTCAGGGCTATGGCGCGCTGGGCAGCGGCATAGCCGCGCTGAATCCGCAATTGGCCGCAATCGGAGCGTCGCTGAATCCGCAGGCCGCCCAAGCCGCGCAGAAGCAGGGGCGCGACGCGGCCTACGCGTCGCAGACCCAATATCTCGACCCGCGCTTCTCGCAACAGCAGACCAGTCTTGAATCGCAGCTCGCGAATCAAGGGCTCACGCCCGGCTCGCAGGCCTATGACAATGCGTTCAAGAACTTCAACCTGTCGAAGAACCAGGCCTATAGCGATGCCGCGAATCAGGCGGTACTCACCGGCAGCCAGATCGGCACGCAGAACTGGCAAAACCAGATCTCCGGCGCGCAAACGCAGGGCAGCCTGATCGGGCAGCAGGGCAGTCTGTTCGGCCTCGGCGGTTCGATGCTCGGGCAGCAGGCGAATCTCTATGGTCAGCGCGCGAGCCTCGCGCAGCTGCCGTATTCGAACTTGTCGACGCTCGCGAGCCTCGTGCCGGGCAATACTGGAACCGCGCAGTCGGCGACGTCTCCGGCGAACATTGCGCAAGCCTTCCAGAACCAGTACCAAGGCCAGCTCAACGCCTACAACGCACAGACGGCATCGGCCAATTCGACGATGGGGGGTCTGTTCGGGCTCGGCAGCGTGGCTTTGGGAGCACTGGCGCTCTCGGATCGCCGCGTCAAGACCGATATCGAACGAATCGGGCCGCTCTCCGAGGGCATCGATTTCTATCGATTCCGATACCGCCACGATCCGACCGGCGCGACGCATTACGGCGTGATGGCCGATGAAGTGCGGCGCGTGCGGCCGGATGCGGTCTACCAGCATCCGAGTGGTTACGCCATGGTCGACTACGCGAAGATCGGAGCCGCACATCATGCTGGGTGATATCGGCGATTACCTCAAAGCCACCGTCGGCGAGATCGGTCACCATCCGCTACAGGCGGCCGGCGCCGCGCTCGGCGTGCCCGGCTACGACCCGTTCTTCGGTGGCCTGTTCAACAACCACCAGGGCGGCGCGCTGCTCAGTCCCACGGGCAACTTCACGTCGAGTGCGTGGAAGGAGATGTACAAGGACAATCCGAACAACACGGCCGGATTGGATCTCTTCCATCGCGTCAACTCCGTTGCCGACGTCATCGCGCCTGCGATCGCCGGGGCCTATGGGTCCGGTGCGCTGGGTAGCGGATCGGGGCTGTTCGGGCTCGGCAGTGGAGGCGGCAGCGGCGGCGCGGGCGGCTTCACCGGATTCTTCAGCGGGCCTGCGGCATACGGAGATTCGGGCCTGACGAGCATCGTTTCGCCGGGAGGGTCCGGTCTGGGCGCGGCGATGGGCGGCGATCTCGGCGGCACGCTCGGCGCCTCGCCGACCGGCGTGTTCAGCGGCCTGCTGCCCGGCGGCGGCATGAGCGGCACCGCGAGCGGCGCGCTCGGCGGTGGTCTGTCGGGCGACGTCGCCGGCGGCGCGTCGATCGGAGGTGCCTCGATGGGCGGCCTGAACATAGGACCGCTCATGCAACTCGGATCGCAGTTGATGCAGCAGCAAAGCCAGCAAGCGCAGCAGCGCGCGAGGCAGGCATCGCAGGGCCAGGACTCGTCAGGCGACTACGCCAACCCGCAAACGGTCCTTCTCGCGCCGCGCGCGACCACTCCTACGGTGAATTCGCAGTTGCTCGGCCAGCTCATGCTTGCCGATCGCCTTGGCTCGACGGGAGGGTATTGAGATGGCCGGCAACTTCACGGGCGCGCAGGGCTTCCTCGCCAATCCGATGATCGCAATGCTGCCGCCGGATCAGCAGCAGAACCTGTTGCAGCTTCAGCAGCGGCAGGCGATCGGCCAGGCACTGCTCGCGCAGGGCATGCAGCCGGCCGACTACGGCGGCGCGAATGTGGGCGGCATCGCCTATCACGTCAGCCCGCTGAACGGCGCCGCGAAGCTCCTGAGTACCTACCTCGGCAACAAGCTGACGATGGATTCGCTCGGGCAGCAGGCGAACCTGATGGGGCAGATGTACAGGAGCAACTTCGGCGTGACGCCGAGCGCGAGCGCGGCCGCGCCGAGCGCGCCAGCATCCAGCGAGTCGGTTTCAATGCCGCCGCCGGCGGGCGCCGACGTAGCCCCAATGCAGGGCATCTCGGCCGGCATGGGGCTCACGCAGCCGACGCCGATGCAGCTCGGGCAGGCGATGGGGGCACAGCCTGCCCAAGCTTCCGCGAGTACCGCGCGTGGCCCGCTTCAATTGCCCGGGATGACGCCACAGGCATCCATGGCTCTTTTCAGTATGCTCGGCCCGGAGGGGTATGCGCGCGTCATGGCGCAATGGGGCGCGCCGACCGACGCGTCGCGGATGGCGAATGCGGCCGGCCTCGATCCGGCGCAGGCAAACGCGGACGCGCTGTTCAAGGCGAATTACATCGCCCCGAACCAAGGGACGCCGGGCACGATCGCGCGCGATCCGCGCACGAACCGGCCGATCTACTACTCGCCGAGCGTGCCCGACGGTGCGCAGCCGGTCTTCGATGCGAGCGGCAATCTTGCGGGCGTTGCGCCGCTGCCCGGCGCCGCCGGCGCGATCGCGAATGCTGCGGCCGCGCGCACGGGCGGCGAGGGAAGCATGCTCCCGTTCTCTGCCGTCGATGCGGCCGGCAACCCGCTGCCCATCACGAGCCGCACCGCCGCAGCGACCCAAGCCGGCGCGACGTCCCCGGCAAGCGCGGCGATCGTCCAGACGGAGAGCGGCGGCAACCCGAACGCGGTGTCGCCGAAAGGCGCGGTCGGAGCATGGCAGCTCATGCCGAACACGAAGGCCGACCCTGGATTCGGGGTGCGGCCGGCCGCCAACAACTCACCTGCCGAGTTGAATCGTGTCGGGCGCGACTACTACAACGCGATGACCGATCGATATGGCAGCCCCACGATCGGCGCCATCGCCTACAACATGGGCCCGGGCGCAACGGACGCGTGGCTGAAGAAGGGTGGTCATTTCGAGGATCTGCCGGCCGAGACGCGCAACTACGTCGGCAAGGTGAGCACGCTGACGGCGCTCAATGGCGGAGCTGGTGCGCCGGCTGCCGCGCCGATGTATGCCACCGCGCCGATGGGTGCGCAGGCCGGCGCGAACACTGGCGCCACGGCGCAGCAGAACGAGCTGTCGAAGAAGTGGACCGACCTGAACGCCCAGAACCAGCAGGCGCAGACGACGATCTCGTACCTGCAGAACATCAAGACGCTCGCGCCGAAGGCGAATCTCGGCCAGACGGCTGAGAAACTGGCCTATGCGAACAGCCTGCTTGCCTTCGCCGGCAGCGAGAAAGCGCAGGACATCACGACCGCGAACAACCTGCTCGACAAGTACTCGAACCAGATCGTCGCGCGGCTCGGTCAGGGTGGCCTCGGTACGGATGCGGCGCGCGCGATTGTCGAATCGGCCTATCCGGGCCGTCACATGAACCAGCCCGCGATCGACGAGGCCGTCGACAATCTCGTCGGCGCCAACCAGATGGTGCAGGCGAAGGCGCGGTTGCTCGCGCCGCTTCGCACGGCGAACGATGCGGGCAGCTATACAAAAGCCGAACTCGCGTTCGACCAGAATGCTGACCCGCGCATCTTCCAGTACGCGAACATCGCCGATCCGGCGAAGCGCGCGACGTTCGCGCGAATGCTTCAGGCTCAAGATCCTGGCATCGTGCAGAAAATCCAGACGCTGCAGCAGCTGGGGGTCTTCAAATGACCGACCTCGCCGCTCAGTTCGCTGCGGATGCCGGCGGCGCGGCTGCAAGCGCGCCGTCTGGGCTGGCTGCGCAGTTTCTCGCCGATGCGAAGGCTGCGCCTGCAACGCCTGCTCCTGCTGCGCCCGCGCCGGCGCGCTCGACGGGCGCGGAACTCGTGCGCCAAGCTGGACTGAGCGTGCGCGCTGGCGCGACCGGCATCACAGCGCTCCCGGCAATGCTCGGCGATGCGCTGAACGCCGGCTACAACAACCTGATCGCCGATCCGGTGAACGCGCTCTACGCGAAGGTCGCCGGCCCGAATCTGACGAGCACCATCACCGGCCAGCAGCCGACGCTGCTGCCGCACCTGCAGCCGGTCTCGCAGACGATCCAGGGCATCGAGAACGCCGCCGGCCTGCCGCAGCCGGGGAATGCCACCGAGCGCATCGTGCAGGACGCCGCATCGGCGATGGCCGGCGTAACGCCAAGCGTCGCGGCCGGGCGGCTGCTCGCACGCGCGACGGCGCCCGCCGCGACGGCATTGGCGATTCCGGGCGCGCAGGGCGCGCAGGCCGCGTCGCCCGTGGTTCGCGGCATCGGCACCGCGTTGCAGGCCGCGCCCGGCATGCAGATCGTCGGCTCGGCCGGCGCGGGGGCTGGCGGTGGCGCTGCGCGCGAGCTCGGCCTCGGACCCGGCTATCAGCTTGGCGCGGCGCTGCTCGGCGGCGCGGCCGGCGTGGGCGCGGGCTCGCTGGCGACGGCCGCCGTGCGCGCGCTCGCCAATCGCTTGATGCCAGCGCCCGGCGTCACACCGGCGGCGGCCGCCGCGCGCGCGGATGCGGGCGTCGATCGCGTGATCGACGAACTCGGCCCGCAGGCGCGGCAGTCGTTCTCGCCGATGGAGAATGCGCCGGTGCCGGAGCCTGTGGCCGCCGGTGCTGCGCCGGCTCCTGCGCCGAATGCCCCGCAAGCCGCTCCGCAGCCTGCGCCCGGCGTCCCGCCGTCCCAGCCGATGCCAACCGCATCCAGCCAGTTCGGCACCTTCCAGCCGATCAAGCAGCGCGTCGCGCAGGCCATCATGCAGAACCCGGACGTCGATCCGGCCGCCGCGATGCGCGCTCAGGACTTTCGCGATCTCGGCATGGCGCCTACGCTTGGGCAGATCACGCGCGATCCGAACCAGTTCGCCCGCGAACTGAACATCCGCGGCACGCCGACGGGCTCGCCGCTGGCGATTCGCTTCAATCAGCAGAACACCCAGCTGCAGCAGGCCCTCAACGGCCTCATCGGCACGCCGTCCGATGCATATGCGGCCGGCTCCGCAATCCGATCCTCGCTTCGGTCGATCGACGACCAGATGGCGCAGCAGGTAAGCGACGCCTACGCGGCCGCGCGCGCCTCGAGCGGCAAGAATCTGGACGTGCCGCTCGCCGGCGTCGCGCAGGACTATGCGCAGGTGCTGAACGATTTCGGCGACAAGGTGCCGAGCGGCGTGCGCAACAACTTCGATCAGCTCGGACTGATGGGCGGCACGCAGCGCAAGACGTTCACGATCGAGAGCGCCGAGAACCTGCTGAAGGTCATCAACGCCAACCAGAGCAACGATCCGGCCACGAATCTCGCGCTCGGGCAATTGCGCGGCAGCGTCAAGAGCGCGATCCTCTCGGCCGACGACCAAGGCGGCGTCTATGCGCCGGCGCGGCAACTGGCGGCCCAGCGCTTCGCCCTGCAGGAGCAAATCCCGGCGCTCGAGGCGGCCGCCGCCGACAGAGTGCCGGCGGATGATTTCGTGCGGCGCTTCGTCATCAACGGAAAGACGGATGAGGTGAGCGGTATGGCGCAGCTGCTGCAGGAGCATGCGCCGCAAGCCTTCCAGGAAGCGCGCGCGCAGATCGGCGCGCAGCTCGCGATGAGGGGATTCGGACAGAACGTCGCGGGCGATGCGCCATTCAAGCCGGCGGGGTTCGCGCAGCAGATGCAGGCATTCGGGCCGGCGAAGCTGGGCGCGTTCTACAGCCCGGACGAAATCAACCAGCTCAACGCGATCGGCCGCGTCGGCTCTTACATGAACGCGTTTCCGTCATCGGCGCCCGTCAATACCTCGAACACTGCTTCCGCGATCGGCGCGATGCTTGCGCCCGGCCTGAAAGAAATTCCGATGGTCGGAAAGCTGATCGACAACGTGGGGAATCGAATGTTCGTGAATCGCGCGCTGGCCGGTCGGCTATCGGATGCGGCGCAGGCTGGCGGCAATGCGTCGCAGCAGCGAGCTATCGGGGCGCTTCTCTTGAACTCGGCGCCGCGCGCGCCACGCGGAAACCCCTGAGGCGAGGATCGCATAAATGGCGATGCACATAATCGGAGCAAGCGCAGTGATCGAATTTTGCATAAGGAGCCATCATGCCATTTAACGGGAGCGGCGCTTTCAACCTGCTGTATAACTGGCAGCAGGACGCGGCCCAGGGATTGAACATTAGCTCATCCCGGATGCAAAACCAAGATCAGGATATTGCTGGCGGTCTTTCCCTTTGCCTGACGAAGGACGGGCAGCAAACGCCGTCCGCGAATCTCCCGATGGGCGGCTTCCACCTCACGAACCTGGGGAATGCCACGGCGCAGGGCAACGCGACGACCGTGCAGGACGTGCAGAACGGCAGCGTCACGACGCTCACGTCGGTGAGCGGCACCGACACTATTACCGCGACGACCGCGCCTGCCATCGGCGCATATGCAGCCGGGCAGGCGTTCGATCTGATTGCCATTGGCTCGAACCTCACGAATGCCGTCACGCTCAACATCAACGGGCTCGGCGCGAAGTCGGTCGTCAAGAACGGTTCATCGCCGATCGAGATCGGCGACTTCCAAAACGGCCAGTCGTTCCGCGTGCGCTATGACGGAACCAATTTCCAGGTGGTTTCGCCGCTCGCGGCGCCGACGTCGAATCTCTCCTGGCGCAACAAGCTGCTGAACGGCAATTTCGCGATCTGGCAGATCGGCACGAGTTTCTCGCTACCGAGCGGCGCCGTTGCCTATACGGCAGATCAATGGGTCGCGACGAGCGGCACGGGCGGGAGCGCGACAGTTTCGCAGGTCGCCCTGACGCTCGGTGGCGAGCCCGCAGGTGCGCAGTATATGCAGTATGGCGTTCAGTTTCAGCAGACTGCGACAGGCGTCGGCAATCCGCAGTTCGGGCAGCGCATCGAGAGTGTCCGCACGTCCGCGGGTCGGAGTGTGAGCTGGACCTTCTATGCGAAGTGTGCGTCCGGCACGTTGACGGTGACGCCGCAGTTTTTCCAGGTGTTCGGCACTGGCGGCTCGCCGAGTGGTCTCGTCACGATTGGCACTACGCCATCGACTATCACCGCCACGACGACTCTCCAGAAATTCACCGTCACCGCATCGATTCCGTCGGTCTCAGGCAAGACGCTCGGGTCGAACAATAACGACTGTTTGCAGGCAGTCCTGTCGTTTCCCGCAGGCGTTCTTTTCACGGCCATGATCGCTCAATGTCAAGTGGAAGAGGGCGATGTGACGCCTTTCGAGATGCGTCCGATCGCCGCAGAGTTGGCGGCTTGCCAGCGGTATGTCCAGCCGATGCAGGTCGGATTAAGAATGTATGCCGGCGCGGCCAACAACTTCAATATCGACTACACATTCCCGGTGCAGATGCGCGCTACGCCGAGTTTCACGAACGGTGGCTCCATCGTAACCGCTAATGCGGGTTCCGAGAATGTCACGTCCATCACCTCATATGGCCTGAGGTGGGGATTCCAGAGTCTCGCCGCCGGCGATTCCTACATCCTCGATCGCGTCCTTATGCTCACGGCACAGCTATGACGATTTCTTACCAACTGATCGCTGGCAGTACGACGGTGCTGCGTTCCGATGGCGTCTACATTCCGGCCGATCCGGCGAACGCGGACTACGAGGCGTATCTCGCCTGGATAGCCGCCGGCAATGCGCCAGCTCCTGCATCCATGCCTACTGCCGCGCAGCAATGGCAGACGCATCAAGCGCTTGCGATGGCCGCACTCATCGACTCCGACCGCACGGTACTGCGCTGCTACGAAAATGGCGTGCCGATGCCGGTGGAGTGGAGCGCATACCGGAAAGCGCTGCGCGCGATCGTCGGGGCTGCGAGCGGCGATCCAACTCAACCACTTCCAACGCGGCCAGCATATCCGGCCGGAACCTGAGCAGCCGAAAACAACCATTCACAATCGGGGATCTCAATGAAGGAACTCATCGCGAATGCAGCGAGCTCGGTGGCAAGTGCGACGTCGCCGGCAGCAGTGCCGGGCGGTATGGTCGTTTCGGTATGGACATGGCTGAATGGTCACGACATTTCGTGGTATGTCGGGCTGCTGACGATCGTGGTTCTCATGCTGCAGATCCGCGATCACCTGTTTCCGCGGCGTCCGGATGGAGGCAAGCATGAGCAGCTTCGATGAGGCGTTCGACGCGCTGATCGGCAACGAGGGCGGCTATTCGAACAATCCGAAGGACCCTGGTGGCGAAACGATGTGGGGGATTACAGCGCGCGTCGCGCGCGCGGCCGGCTATACCGGGGCGATGCGCGACCTGCCGCGAGAGTCGGCGAAGGCAATCGCCAAACGCCTGTATTGGGACCCGCTGCACCTCGATCAGTTCGATCCGCGCGTCGCGTTCCAGATCTTCGACGCGAACTACAACGGCGGCCATCCAGTGATCTGGATGCAGGGCGCCGCTGGCGCGCGCGTCGACGGCATTCTTGGGCCGCAGACGATCGCCGCGGTGCAGGCGGCCGACCCGCTGCGCTTCATACTGCGCTGGAACGCGCTTCGCCTGACCTATTTCACCTCGCTGGCGACCTGGCCGACGTTCGGCAAGGGCTGGGCGCGGCGAATCGCCGCCAATCTCACGAAAGGAGCCTCATGATGCCCCTCATCCCGATTGCGATGGCGCTCGCGCAGTTCGCACCGATGATTGCCGGCTGGCTGGGCGGATCGAAGGCCGAGGACGTGGCGACGAAGGTCGTCGGAATTGCCCAGACGGTCACCGGGCAATCTGCGCCGGACGCGGCCGTCGCTGCGCTGCAGGCCGATCCGAATCTCGAGCTGCAATTCCAGAAGGCCGTGCTCGAGCAGCAGTCGGAACTTGCCCAGATCGCCGCCGACGTCACCAAGGCCGAACTCGCAGCCGATACGGCCAACACGGCAGCCGTCAACCAGACGATGCAGGTCGAGGCGAAGGCCGATCACTGGCCGACGTACAGCTGGCGCCCGTTCGTCGGCTTCTGCTTCGGCGTGCTCGGGCTGATCTCGGGCCTGACGGTCGCGGTCGCCTATTTGGGAGTGATGTTCCTCCGCGCCGATCCCAGGGTGCTGACCGATATTCCCGGGATGCTCGGCGCGGAAGCGGCCGTCATGGCGACGATGGCTCCGGTCCTCGGCATCGCGAGCTACTTCCGCGGGAAGATGCAAGCCGATCCGCACATCCCGACCGATAACCGAGGGTAG